AACAGCACGGTGGACAAATGCGTAGCGTAGACATAGATCCTGAAGCCTGTGACACAGCACGAAAATTCATTGCCAGTAAAAAATTTGCAGTTACTTGTAGTGACAGCGTTGCATGGCTCGAACAACAAACAGATTTGGATCAAGTTGATTTGTTTTATTTGGACAGTTATGATGTGGACTGGAACAATGACACAGACAGCGCCAGTCATCATTTAAAAGAATTTCAGGTAATTGAACCTTTTATCCGTCCAGGTACTGTGGTAGCAATAGATGATAATTCAAGATGGGTGGCTAGTAATCAACGAACCGGAAAAGGTCGTGCTGTAGTTGAGTATCTCGAAACTCAAGGTCAGTTACCCATTTACGACGAGTACCAAATTATATTTCAGTTTTAATATGTTGACTGCTAAAGAAATCAAACGTGCAGCCAAAGCAGCCAAACGTGCGGCCCAGGAGCAAGACACGGTGGTCGAAGTTATTGACCCTACCGCACCTGTAGATTGTGCCTGCGTCATACACGGCGATGTTTACAGTTGGAAATATGTAGACACACTTTACAGCATGTTGTCACGTAATCTTTCACGTGAAATTCGCATGCATGTTTATACAGAAGAACACCGTGCAGTTCCCGCACACATGATCAAACATGTGTTGACCGAATGGCCGGGCATACGTGGCAGTAAAAAATCCTGGTGGTACAAAATGCAGTTGTTCAATCCTGAACATTATACAGGACAATTGTTGTATTTGGATCTTGATACAGTGATAGTAAACAATTTGGATTGGATCCTACAACTTGGACACACACGCTTTTGGGCCATTAGAGATTTCACAACACTTTGGAAACCCAAATTCCAAGGCATTAACTCTAGTGTGATGTATTGGCACACTGAAAAATTTGCTGATATTTGGAAAGAGTTTAGTGAACAAAATATTCTTGAAATATGTAGCAAGTATCACGGTGATCAAGACTACTTGTCTAGAGTGCTTAAACCCAATCAAAGACGTTTTTTTCCAGAGAAGTCGGCTCTAAGTTGGCGCTGGCAAACACTAGACGGGGGTATGGATCCATACACACGCAAGTATCTAAACCCAGGGTTGGGTACTCAATTTGGCCCAGAAACTAGCCTACTGATTTTTCACGGACAGCCCAAACCCCATCAAGTGACAGATCCAGTGATAAAAAACCACTGGCATTGATATGCATAAAATTAAATCCAAAGTATTAGTAGCAAAAAGTATTACTTTTGAGATAACCCTGCCCTGTGCAGGGTTTTTCTTTGGCATTTGACCAGGAATTGGTAATTTGCTACAATAGTGGAATATAAACAAAAAAGGAACCCGAAATGAATATCAAACTTCGAGCCGCATTACAGACAGCAGGAATTCTTGCTGTGATTTGTACCGTATCAGTTGTTGTACAACTTTTGTTAACAGGGTTGACCGCAGATGAAATCTCTAAAATCCTGTCAGTAGGAAGTATTACACTTTTGGTATATTGCATGTACCAACTAGTACTGAGTCGTTTAGAATACACCCAAAAACTAGAAGAAGTCAACCAAAAGTAATACTTTTGCTGTACTTGACCAATAATTCAAAATCGGCTATAATATAGACTTAGTAACACACAAAAGGGCTAGTAACCATGAGTGCAATTCGCGTAGTAAACGGTACATACCGTAACAAATCCGTCCGTAACCAAGAATTTGTTCTTGTTAGCGGTTTCCAAACTGGTGCTAAAGGTAACTATGTTACTGTGAAAAATAATGGCACCTTCCCAAACTGCCCTAAAACGATACGTATCAGCGTTGACAACATATCAGATATAGAGTATACTAACGGCATGACACAACCCAACACCATACACTTTGAAAAACAAGTTCCAGTCGCAGAGTCCGACGAGGATGCAATGACACGTATCCGTGAGCGTTTTGACATATTGACAGAGATGACCAAGGCTGCCACAGCCGGCGACATCCGTGCTATGATTGTATCTGGCCCTCCTGGGGTTGGCAAGAGTTTTGGTGTGGAGCAGGAAATTGAAAAGGCCTGCTTGTTCGACAAGATCTCGGGCAAGAAACTTCGCGCAGAAGTTGTCAAAGGTAGTGCCACCCCAATTGGGTTATTCCAAGTATTGTACAAGTACTCAGATGCCAATTGTGTGATTGTGTTTGACGACTGTGATAGCATTTTGCTAGACGACGTGGCTCTTAACTTACTGAAAGGTGCCCTGGACTCAAGTAAGAAACGTACCATTTCATGGTTGAGTGAGAGCAGTGCCTTGCGTCGTGAAGGTATCCCAGATCGTTTCGAGTTCAAAGGTTCAGTAATCTTTATTACCAACTTGAAGTTTGATCAAATGAAGTCGCAAAAATTGCGTGATCACTTGGATGCTTTGCAATCACGTTGCCATTATCTAGACTTGACCTTGGACTCACAGCGTGACAAATTGTTGCGTATCAAACAGATTGCCAAAGATGGCGTTTTGTTTGCAGACTATGACTTTGATGACGCCACGCAAGATGACATCATTGACTTTATGCATACCAACAAAGATCGTTTGCGTGAATTGAGTTTGCGTATGGCGCTGAAGATTGCAGACTTGCGCAAGATGTCAATGTTGAACTGGAAACGCCTGGCAGAAACAACTTGTATGAAGAGTGCCTAATTGTGCAATAACCCTGTCTAGCACAGGGTTACTTTTTACAGTTGACTAGTAATTTCTAATTTGCTAAACTGTAGTCTTAGTAACACACAAAAGGAATTCAAATGAGTTATACATCAGTTGACGGTTGGTATGACCACATTACATACGAGGCAGAAACCTGGGCCTACAAGTACAAAAACGATGAGTACAAGGAAGGTAATGGTCATCGGACTGTGTACCTGACTGCTCAAGACTGTGCAGAGATTGCAGAAATAATGGGTCACCCCGATGTGGCAAGTGCCATAATGAAGCGATTTAGATTGCGGCAACTAAACTTGCCAGGCAATGTGGGATTTAAAATTGGCGACAAGGTAATGGAAACTACCGATAAACGTGCGTATGATACCATAATTAAAAACGGTAAAATACACAAAGATGAGGTGGGTGAGGTTTTTGCAATCAAGGGCAAAACAATATATGTATGTTATCCTGATACTGGATGCTTTAAGGTCGGAGAAACAAACCTCACTCCGCTTGGTACAGTTACTATCACAAGTTCTGATCAATTCAGAACCTGTTAAACATGTTTTGAGGGTCACATCGCCTGGACACTTCTCTTAGTAATAAGACACTAGATCCTGCAACCGTGACCCTCCCCAATTAATAATTTTTTTAAGGATTGACATGGCAGGCAAAGCAAAATCAGTTTATTTAACTATCACCCCCAAGGGCCAAATACAAAGTGTTTTTCGCAAGACATTTTTTGATGCCAAAGGATACAATGATTATGTCCGATCAGAAGAATTCAAAACCAAGTGGCCCTCGGACCAATTTGATATTATAAAGGAAACCTACTAATGTATGAAATTTATAATGATGACCTTTTGTTGTTTACAACAAATGACAAAGAAGAAGCAGACTATTACAAAATTGAAGGATATATTGTACGAAAGATTTAGTGTGTGATACTCCAGATCAGGGTCGCTAACTCTTACTAGCCCGGCGATCCTTTCTCAACAGGTACCTTAGGGTACCTGTTTTTTTGACGTAAATATCATATGCAAATTGTTTTTTCCAATGGTCAAACAGTTGATTTAATCTTACAATCAACGCCAGTGGCTTCTGTTTATCAAAAAACATACAAGCACCTGCAACACATTCCTGTTCCGTTTCGCGATTGGGACAATCCTTTTTATTTTGATAATCAGACTCATAGTGATTTGGTTGAAAAGTTAATCTTGTATGCAAGCAAAGTGGGTGTGCAGATCAACAAGGAAAGTTGTCTAGCACAAGATCAAAATTATTTTAATTCCTTACACAGAATTTACGAAAAAAACTACAACGGACACACCACCTGGTTAGATTTCCACGAGCATATTCATGCATGTGAAAAACACCTTAGAACAAATTCAAAGTTCATGACCATTGACTACAGAGAAATGATGGGCATGCTGGAGGTACCAATTGATCCTGTCTGGCTGGTCAATAGAACCACAAAAATTTGTGCAGGTGACGTGTTTATACAATGGTCAGAACTGGGTAAATCACCATACACCTACTGGAAACACAACGAACCTGATGACCAGCATCGCATGCAAGAACTTGCCAAGCCATGGTTAAGACTTATTCCAAAAATTCAGATAGCACTTGAGGACCAGGACTGCCTCAATGACGTCGACACAACAGAATTCAATGCCTGGTGGAAAAATCACAGTCAAGAATGGTGCCGCCATTGGAATATATCAGACTGGACAGTGAAAGATATTTTTGGTGTTGTGGTTCTTGGTCGGACACAGCACGTAGAAGAGATTACAACACTGCTAAAAAATAATCAAACTCCAGTTAGAGTATTACTGTAAGTTCTAGCGGTTGCAATTGTCAAACAAATCCTATACAATGCTATAATGAAACGATGCATAATACAGATCCGAGACGAAGTGAACATCAAGTTAGAAGGCTTGGAGTTGGATGTACGTCGGGCACTTGTAAACGCTTTTAAATACGAAAATCCCGCCGCTCGTTACATGCCAGCAGTGCGACTGGGACGCTGGGATGGCAAGATAGCATACTTCCAACTGGGCGGTAGCACATATACAAACTTGTTGCCAGAGATTGTTCCCATACTTAAAAAGTTTGATTATGACATTGAGATAGATGATCAGAGAGATTACTCTACTACTTTTGCATTTGAACAGGTGCGTGAGGACTCGTTTGCACATGTGACCTGGCCCAAGGGACATCCTGCCGCAGGTGAGCCTATCATCATGCGGGATTACCAAGTGGAGATTGTGAACAACTTCCTGGCCAATCCGCAGTGCCTACAAGAGGTGGCCACAGGTGCAGGTAAAACAATTATGACAGCGGCCTTATCAAATGCTGTCACACCATATGGACGTTCGATTGTGATTGTGCCCAACAAAAGTCTAGTGACACAAACAGAAAAAGACTACATCAACATGCAACAAGATGTTGGTGTGTATTTTGGCGATAGAAAAGAGTATGGACGCCAGCACACTATTTGTACTTGGCAAAGTCTAAACATCTTGTTAAAGAACACCAAGTCGGGCGTGGGCGAAGTGACCATTGGTGAGTTCTTGGAAGGTGTGGTATGCGTTATCGTAGATGAAGTACACATGGCCAAAGCAGATGCACTCAAAACCTTACTAACTGGTGTGATGGCTAGAGTGCCAATTCGGTGGGGTTTGACTGGAACTATTCCCAAAGAGAAGTTTGAGAGCCAGGCTCTGCTAGTAGGGCTTGGTCCTGTGATTGGTCGACTCAGTGCCAACGAACTGCAACAGCAAGGTGTGCTGGCCAACTGTCATGTGAACATTGTGCAGTTGGTGGATCACGTGGAGTACAAAGAATATCAAAGTGAACTTAAATACCTGCTGGAAGAGTCAGGCCGGTTAGACACCATGGCAGAACTGATCCGTCGGGTAAATGAAACAGGCAACACCCTGGTGCTGGTGGACCGAGTGGCTGCAGGGCATGCTCTAGTAGAACGCCTAGGAGATCGTGCTGTGTTTGTATCAGGTGCGACCAAGGCAAAAGACAGACAAGATGAATATGATGAAGTTGCGGACAGTGTTGATAAGATTATTGTGGCTACCTATGGTGTTGCCGCTGTGGGTATTAATATCCCTAGGATTTTTAATTTGGTTCTTATTGAACCCGGCAAAAGTTTTGTCCGCGTTATTCAAAGTATTGGACGAGGCATAAGAAAAGCAGAAGACAAAGATCATGTTCAGATTTGGGACATTACCTCAACCTGCAAGTTTGCCAAACGACACCTGACCAAACGCAAACAATTCTACCGAGAAGCCAACTATCCATTCTCATCAGAGAAACTAGAGTGGATGAAGATAGCATGAAAAAATTGTTAATTGTGGGCGATAGTTTCATGCACCCAGACGAAAATTTTCTAGGTCAACACTGGAGTGAAATGTTGCCCGAATATAATATACTCATGTATTCGCAGCCTGGATCAACCAATGGTATGATTGCTTGGCGATTTTTTGAAGGATTACAACAAAATCCTGATGCAATAGTGTTAGGATTTACCATGCCTGATAGAATTGAATTTAAACTTGATGATGTACAACAAAAACATCACAATAGAATTTGGTCCAGCAACGGACATCAAAATTTAACATTTGATCAAAAACTAGCAGTCGATTATTATCAAGCCACAGCATGTCAAGAAATGATGTTGTTCAAAGGATTTTTAACAGTTAGAAGTTTATTGTTAACTTGTGAGAAACAAAAAATACCATATGCATTTACTCTAAATGGACTTTGGGATTCAGCCACTAAATGTCTAATAGATGAACCTTGGAAAACCATTTATAAACATGAAATTATGACGTTGGGAGAATTTGCCAAACATCTAATACCCACAAATTTTGCGAGTTCAGGAATTTTCAAAGCCAGGCCAGGATTTCATGTAGATGACCCAGTCTGGCAACAGAGATTTGCCCAAGAGGCAAGAGAAATATTACAACAACCCATTGACAATACTGTACAAATAGTATAAAATAAAATCATGCGCATACTAACACTCGACAACGCTCCTTATGATCTTGATCATCTGCCCGAACAGGTAGAGGATATGAGATTTGCAATCTTGGACAATTCAGATCCTGCCAATCCAGACTATCACTACATTCCACTTATCTTTTTGGAAAGTTTCAATGCACCTGCTCTAGTACTTCAAATAGGCACCAACAGAATACGAATGCCCGTGGACTGGCAAATACTCATTGGAGAACCTGACGTGGGTGACTTGGAAATACTGCCATTGACATCAATCAACGATCGTGGATTCAGAGCATTCCAGTTTAATCCACTGAGCAGTTTCCGTCCTAGTTTTCCTAACATAGAGATTGTAGACGTGTATCAAGAAGTGGCCTGGTATGCACCCAAACTCAAGAACGGCCAGATGTTGTGTGTGCCCATAGACGACAGTTCAACTCCGGACTGTGTGTACTTTGTGAAAGATGTCAGCCGCAACTGTGAGATAGTGGACTACAACAAGGCCTGGTAATGGGACAACTCAAACCTGGTGCTACATACATTTACGAACGTGCCAATGGCGTAGTATACGCTAGAGAGTTTGGTGCTGATCCAGGTGATCGATTTGAGGTAGGGTACGAATATGATCCTATCACAGGACAAAAGATACCACATCAATGGGATTCAAGAACAAGCGATGGCAGACCGCTACACGACCATATGATGGAAGACCAACTATGGGGACAAATACGCAGAGCCGCAAAGACCAATCCCACTTTACAAGATGCACTAGAACGTGCTATAATGATATATCAACTGAGCAAACCAGATGAGTGATCGACTGAACATTGCCAACGAGATGCGTATGTTTGATCGCAAGGTCAGATCATTCTACAACGATTTGACCGCTGAAGAAAAGAAAAAGTTTTCAAACTATTTGATGATACGTTGGGGATCCTCAGTGGAAGCCAAAGATCACCCCAAAGGAGATCTAATAGAACAGTATTATCTGCAAAATTGTAATGAAAATTTCAACAAACATTTCTTTTCGGTCAGCAAACATCCTCAACTGCAATGGCTCATGGCCACAACAGTGAGCCCTGGGGCAGGCACGTTTAGGCACACCTGGGTCGCTCCCAGGAAGAAAGAAGCAGGGCTAAGTGCCAAACGCCGGGCATTAGTAGCCATGTATCCAGACTACAAAGATGACGAAATAGACGTCATGTGTGCAATAACAACACAAAAAGAAATAGACGAATACAACAAGCAAGCAGGCAATGAAAAGAAATGACATTCACATGTGAGTATTGCAAAAAAACATTTGCCAGGGAAACTAGCATAGCAGTTCATGTATGTGAACCCAAACGCCGACGTCTAAGCAAAGATGAAGCAGGTGTGCGTATGGGGTTTCAGGCCTACGTCCGTTTTTATGAAACCATGCAAGGCAGTGCCCGGAACAAAACACACGATGACTTTTGTGATAGCCCTTACTACAGAGCATTTGTAAAATTTGGCAACTACTGTGTGAACACTAGAGTGGTGGCACCTGATCGTTTTATGACCTGGTTGTTAAAGGCACAAAAGAAAATTGATCACTGGTGCAGTGACAACATCTACACAGAGTATCTTGTGGAATATCTGCGTGTGGAAGCCGTGGCAGATGCCCTGGCCCGAGCAGTAGAATACAGCATGCGCTGGGCGGAGGAGACAGGCAATCCTGCACATGATTGGTTGCGCTATGGTAATACCAACTCACTATGCTATGCTGTCACAGCAGGACGTATCAGTCCTTGGGTAATCTACAATAGTGAATCAGGACAAAAGTTCTTGAGTGAACTCACAACAGAACAAGTGGCCATGGTATGGCCCTACATTGACTCAGATGCTTGGCAAAAAAAGTTCACAAACTATCCAGCGGATCAAGAATATGCCAAAGAAATATTGAAACAGGCAGGATGGTAACATGATCAAAGCAATTCACACCATTGGAAAGTATATACAAGTGATAGGCGGCAGTGCCAGCACCTATGTTACTGCCCAAGGCGGTTCACAAGGAGTCGGTAACTTGCGTTTCAATACCAGTCAGCAACGACTAGAAGTGTATGATGGTATGACTTGGCTGGAACTAAACACGCCACATGCCAGTGTAGGCCTGAACCCAGATGCTGAGGCGGCAATTGAATGGGCACAACGCCAAATGACAGAAGAAAAAAGACTTGCGGCGTTGGCAAAAGAACATCCTGCTGTGGCAGATGCACTTGAAGCAGTTCAACAGGCACAGGAACAAGTTCGCATTGTGACAGCATTGGTACAAGAATGAGCGCAGACATTGATTTAGATTTTGCTAACAGAGACGATGTGTTGAAACTGATTCGGCACACACCTGCACGACAAAGCAATGGTCGCCGACACAATTCAGGTGTGTATGTTACTGATATACCAAGAGATCCGTTTTTAGGCTGTGCGGCACTAGATTATGAAACTGCCGAATCTCGTGGATACTTTAAATTGGACTTCTTGAACATGAGTGTGTATCAGTTGGTAAAAGATCCCTCACACTATGAATCTATGCTGGCAGCAACGCCACCTTGGGAACGACTGTGGACTGATCGCGAGTGGGCACGACAACTGATACACGTGGGGCAATATAGTAAACTATTAGAAAGTATGAAGCCAGATTCCATACCCAGAATGGCGGCGTTTATATCTATTATTCGTCCGGGCAAAGCACATTTACAAACCCGTCCCTGGGCGGAAGTGTTTGCGTCAGTATGGGACGGGGATGACTCACAAGGCTACACATTTAAAAAGAGTCACAGTATTTCCTATGCGGCTCTGGTAGCACTACACATGAATTTAATCAACACGCCTAACTAGTGTAATGCTCTTTCTTTTGCTCTTTTTGCGAGCAATGTCATTTAAACTGCATATTGGGCCATGCAGTATTTCCAGATCTTTGTTGGCAAACGTTCTCAATGTAGGACGGAATGGCTCCCACTCTCCACGCAAGAATATGTTGATAGGTATGCTTCTATTGCTTTCCCACCACCAAGTGTTGGCTAGGTCTATAAATCTGCGCTTGGAATCTTGATCTGTCACAGCACCAAAGTCGTAGATGGTGGTAATTGCATCATCACGATTTTGTACTATGCCCACGTATTCGTTGCTGGCATATATGCATAGAGTTATAAACGGATATTTGTCTGCTAATTTTTGAAATAAGTCACTGCCCATAAGTTTCATTCGGTTTATTTATACGCTAAACTTTTAGGTAAATATTTGGAACTATGTACTCAACCACCGCCTACATTTATCAACAGATCCAGAGAATTTTATTAATAGACACCACAGGCGAGGGTGATGTATTTGTCCGGAGGTGGGAACCAGTGTACGCAAAAAAACTAACAATCAACAAGGGCGTGGATAACGTGATCTTGTTTGAATTCATTAACCAAGATCAAAAGCCTGTAAACATTACTGGTAGCAATTTGATATTCAGATTAATCAACCTGCAAGGCGATGTGCAATTGCTGGAAAAAGAGATGGTCATACTCAATGCACCATTTGGGCGAGCCAAAGTAACACTCAGTGCCGCAGACACTACAGAACTACCTACAGAACCTGCTAGTTACTCCATAGACAGAACCAGCGGTAATCTAACAGAAGCAGTGTTTGTAGATGCACAAGCACAAGCCCGTGCAGACGTGGACATTCAAGATAGTGTACTGCCGGAATTTGTCCCTAGCCACACAGTCACAGTACCTACCATATACGGTCCTGAAGTTTATATCAATCCTGTGTATGCTGGCAACTATCCTGACTGGGCACTAAATCCGCCTCCAGTGGGCAACGTACAGCCCAACCCTGAACGTTATTCAAGTTTTATTCCTACCGTGGGTGCTAGTTTGACCACGTTTCAATTGACCATGGACCACTACACTGGTAACATCAAAGCCCAGGCAGCCGAAACTTATCAAAGTATCTGGTATGATGTCAGCAACATATCTTCATATTATAATAGAACTGGCACAGAATATATCAATGTACTGGGATACCATCCATTATTGCGTCTTGCACTCAACAGTTATTCGGGCGCAGAAATAGTAGGACCTGCCACTGCCAATGCTCAGGCCGCCAATGGAGTGATCACTGGTATTACAGTGACTAATTCGGGCAACGGTTATCTAGCACCACCCAAGGTCACCATTGTTGGATTAGGTGCTGGTGCTGTGGCCGAAGCAGAAATTACAGGTGGTCAGGTGTCTGCCATAAATGTTACTAACGGAGGACAAGGCTACACACCCTCGCCAGCACAGCCCACTGTGCCTGCACAAATTGTTATCACAACAGGGGCGGTGGTAGATATAATTTGTAGATGACATTTAAAAAAATAGTTGGATTCGGCGACTCCTGGATGTACGGAGATGAATTGCTGGATCCTAAATTAGCACGACAACATACAGACGCACACACCTGCTGGTCTCAGAACGACGACTATCGTAACAGTCATAACTTTTTAGGACTTGTAGGCAATCATTATTCGGTTCCAACAGAAAATTTTGGAATCGCTGGCGGATCAATGCAGAGTTCAATTTGGACTTTTCTTTGGTGGCTGGAACATGAACCCTGTCCTGAAGATTGCTTGGTCCTGGTAGGACACACCGATTCAGATCGATTGAGTTTTTACAATCCTGATCACCCACATTATTCAAATGATCCTCCCTGGAACAAATTCATACACTCGACCTGGGTACAGTATGGATCCAGTGTGGTACCCGAAGAGTTTCGTAACATGGTCAAACAGCAATTGGTATTGACCAACTGCACAGAACTAGCCAGACTCAATCACATGCAAACCCTATTGTTCTTTGACGGAGTTGCCACTAGACGAAACATACCTGTCATGCAGTTTCATGTCATGCCGGCTGATAATCGATTGGATCTTCCCACAGAGATTTGGCCCGGCTTCTCAACCACCATGTGGTTTCGTGATCATCCAGGCAACCAAAAGCGAGAACTGATCTTTCCAGGTGGCCACCCCAATGAAATTGGGCATGAAATGATTGCTGACAAGTTGATTTCTACTATAGATTCTGCTACAATGTAGCAATGCTTGATATACTGCAATATTTGCCTGCGAAACGAAAACCCAGTCCACAGGGCTGGCTGAGTTTCAATGCTGTATGTTGCACCCATAATGGTAACAGCGCAGACAAACGCGGACGTGGTGGCATTAAAGCAACTGAATCGGGCTGGAGTTATCATTGTTTCAACTGCGCATACACAGCCAGTTTCATTCTAGGGCGCACAGTCAGTTTCAAAGCCAAGAGATTACTAGGATGGATGGGTGTACCCGACAACGAGATTGAAATGCTCAATCTTGAAAGTCTGCGTCATCGTAGCATACACGGCATCTTGGAAGATCGACAAAAGACATTCAACGCACTCAGTGCCATTGAGTTTGACGAAGCAGACGACTTTCCTCCGTTCTCGGAAGTGGTCACATCTGAGCATCCACTATACTGGGATTACATACGCCGGCGCGGTGTGCCTGAAGACTTTCCCATAATGACATCGATCAAAACTGATGGGGTTCATTGGACAAGGCCGTTTGTGTTGGTACCGTTCACATATGATAACAAAGTGATAGGCTGGTGTGCTAGATTCTTGGATGACAAACAGCCCCGGTATATCAATCACTCACAACCGGGCTATGTGTTTGGGACAGATCTACAACATGCAGACTGGCAACATGTGCTGGTAACAGAAGGCATCTTTGATGCACTCAGCATTGGTGGACTTGCAGTCATGCACAATACCATCAGTGATGCACAAGCAAGACTGATACGTAGTCTCGGTCGTGAAGTAACTGTGGTACCAGACCAAGATGTCGCGGGTGTAGAACTGATTGACCGTGCTGTGGAACTGGGCTGGGCAGTGAGCATACCTGAATGGCCACCGGGTTGTAAAGATGTCAATGACGCTGTGATAAAGTTGGGCCGACTGGGGGCCTTGCTAACTATTATGGCCGCAAGAAAAACTAGTAAAATCAAAATAGAAATAAGGAAAAAACAACTTGTTAAAAGAATACGGACTTGAGGTCCAGAGACTATTTCTAGAAATGATGCTGGAAGACGCAACAAGTTATGTGCGTGTTCAAAACATCTACAATCCGCAGAACTTTGACCGAAGTCTAAGGCCAGCGGCTGAGTTCATCAAAGAACACACAGACAAACACAAGACCATGCCCGACAGGTCACAGATCTCTGCGACCACAGGCATTAAACTTGCGACAGTG